TTCCAATACTCCGGTTCGGCATACTTCGCCATTTCAGGTTTAACGTCACACTCAAACACATCGGCATCTAAGCCAAGCTCTTTTCGCCTTGCCTGATTTCGCACCCACTGCCGTTCAATGCTGTCCCGGTCCCGTGCGTCTTCTTTGCCGTGGTAATGAATCAGGTCGGCTTCGATATTCTTGTTGGTAAACAACCCCTCCATACCGTACATGATATGATGCGGGGAATTGATCCAGTGCATCCCCAGCTTGCGCCGGATAATCCGCAACTGAAAATCCGGGTACTGGCCGATCTGATGGGAGGTCAACCAAAACCCGGTTTCCTCATCCGGAATCGCAAACGGCGAATCATCAAACCGCAACAGTTCATACGACCGCCTGGACACATGCACACAGTCCACGTCATCCGGCATACCGTCCTTGTCGATCCCGGCCAGGAGGTCCTTGAGTTCATCGGAGCACCGTTCATCAAAATCCAGGATAAAGAACACCGAACCCAGAGGGATATACTGAAGCAGGATATTGGATTGAATAACTTCCTGGGCATGAAACCATTTTTCCCATTTGTGAGAATAAACCTCGACCTTCGGGAACTGCTTTAACTCAATAACCGTGTCATCGGAAGACCATCCATCAATAACGATAATCCGGTCTACCCACGGCTCGTCGTGGATATCACCGATGACGGGTTTGACTGTTGTTGCCTCGTTGAGGCATTTCATCCCGATAATCATTCCTTCTCCTTTGCCATTATACGAACTCGCAAAATTTGCTCCCCCGTAAGCGCCTTTCCCATTTTGCCTTCTTTTTCATCCCAGGCATCACAAATCAAATTATCGCACCCATAATCCAAGATATCACTGCATACGATTGCTTCAATCAATGAAACTTTTACCTTGTTTTGGATCTCCTCGTCATCAATAGGAATAAACACTCGATCAATATTCATCATACCAGCAACTCCTTCAGTGCCTTCTTGATTCTCATTGGCGATATTGTGTGAATACAGGGCGAATCGCACCCATGCTCCCCCCAACAGTGTGTCATATTCTTGCAGACCTTCAGCATGTCCGGTTTCAGGTTAATGACTTTACATCCCTGGGCCTTTGGACCCACCACGCGCGGGGGCGCTGGTCCGTACAAGACCACGGCGTCCGTTCCAACCGCCCCGGCCAGATGCGACAGGAAGCTGTCAATTACCACGGCCGCCTTGGCATGTGCCATCACCCATGCGCTTTCCCGCCAGGTCAATTTCCCGCAAAGGTCCAAGTCAGACTTACACCGGATATCGGTTACGCCGCCAATTTGAACAACTGGGAGACCAATCCCTTTCAGGGCCACGTCCATGTGAGGATACGAACGGTACTTCTTGCTGCCGCCCGTGGTGTGGACAGCGATGTAACCATCCCCGGTAGGCATTCTTTCCATAATTTCAACAGAAGGAGCCTTGCAATCAATCACCAGATCATCCGCTTCCACCTTGGTAAAATACGGGTACATCGAGTAAAGCGTCACATCCAGATTATTGAACCCGCCCCTTAAAATATGCTCCCCATGGGGGTTGTAAACCACTTGATACCTGCTCAACAGCCGTTCATCCCAATCGATAATCTCGTCTATGTACGGATTCCCCTTCACAATATCCTGGTAAACCCTTTGGGTCATATACACCAACGGTAGTTTCGGGTGTCGCTCTTTGATTCCCTTGAAACACTGTGTGGTCATCAGCACATCCCCGGCAGACGAATGTTGTGCAAACAAGACCTTCTGAATCTTTGGTTTTGGTTTTATCGCCACGGCCGCATCGAACACCTCGTTTATATCGCCTACTCCGTCCAACCATTTTTTGGCGCGTTCCAATCCTCTCTGACCCATCTTTTTCCTGAGACCTGCATCAGCCGCTACTTTCAGGATTGCATTCTTAATGTCCCTGACCCTGCACGCCTTCGATTCCACCTCCGACTTGCCCCCCGAGGTCATAACCGGCACAAAAGCCAAATCATTGCATGGCACCATTTCAGCCGCCCCCATCACCAATTCGGTCTGAGAGGTAGTATCCGATGCAATAACCGGCGTGCCGCAAGCCATAGCCTCTAACGGGGTCCACGATAATCCCTCTTGAATCGTACAGTTTATAAGACAATCCATAGCGTTATAAACATCTACCATTTGTTCGGCGGAATATTTAACCCCTTGGTTTTTTTGCACCATATCTCCAGAAACCGCCCCACAATCCTTCGCAAACTGCTTGAGGTTGTATATTCCATCCAGCTCAGTATGCAGGTACAACACAATGTCCTTGTTCTCTTGTTTGGCATCGAAAAACGCCTTCAACAGCCGTTCGGGTGACTTTCTGATTTGGTTGTTTCCCACGAAACCAAATATCACCTTTTCCTTTGATACGGATGGAAACACCAGCCTCCGCTTTGCCGGTTGATCCGTTGCAGGCTTGAACAAATCCTTGTTAAACAACGGTGGCCTGAAATACCTTAAATGCGGCACATAACTTTCAAGCATCCGCAAACCATACTCCGAATAGACACATGGCAGGTCACAGTCTGCCATCCATTTAACCCAATCCAAACGAACATCCTGAACATCATACGGAAAAATGAATACGATCTTAAATCGCTTATGGTTCCTGATCCGTATCAGACGATCCCAGACTGCGGCATACCGCCAGATATCAAGCCCCACAAAACAGAGAATATCTAAATCCGTGCGCTGGACAATGCTTAGTAACCGCTCATTCCCCCAAAAATCATTCGGGGCGGTGGCATTGATAATCGAAAAGGGCATCGGATTAAAAACCGTGCTTATCGGGTCTACATCGTGGGAACAGAAACAGGCTATTTGGTATTTTTCTTTATTCACTTGAGAAAGAACGGCAGCCAGCATATTTCCGTTTCCAACTAAGCTGGCAGGGTGTTCCCCTACAAATAAAACCTTCTTCATTTTTCACTCTCCGGTGATTGTTATCTATGATCTTCTGTTAAAACCGCTACATCCACCCCGGGGAACCTTCGGCTCTCTACGGTGGACACCTGATAATATTCGCCAGAAGCCGTCTGAAACCTGTCCAATGCTTGAATCCCTACGGAATGAGGGATATAAAGTTCGTCTTTCCGCATGCCTAACAATGCCATCTCTTCTTCTTCCTCTAAACTATTTCCGTACAATGCCGCCACCTGCATGGCATCACAGTTCGTTTTTATTTCTTCCCACTGCGTTTCCTTATGATAGGTATCGGTCGGCCATACTTCCCCGCTGGGCCTGAGTAATTCGCCGCTCGACACATTGCACAGGTAAAAAATAGATTCATACTGGATAACATCATTTTCAAAAATCTCCGGGAGCTTGTTCATCACCATGTACCGTTCGGACGTAGCCCCAAATTCGATAACGTCCCCTGTTACCGTGTCGGAATCGTATGACACCATGGCACGCCTGAACGCCTCAATGGTTAATGGCTTTGTAGCCTGGCTGGTTAGATCATAGTCGCAGTACTCCCCTGAGATATTCCCGGCATCCCGGATAATCGTGTATTCCGCACCTACTTCAACAAGCGTGCTTTTTATGTCTGCACCAATGGAACCCATAGGTTATGAATTCTCGTTAGGATGTATTAAAACCTCATTATCCTCATCGTATGTGTAATCTTTTCCCGTCTGGCCCTGATACGCAAACCCGGCATCAATCTTAGTGCCTGCAATCTCGAAAGCATCAACACCGGCAAATTCGTAGGGATCATCCTTTATGGCCTGGGCAAAGTCTTTATCCATCTGATCGACCAGCTTCATGTAATGGTCGAACCGATGCTGGAGGTAGATATTCTTGTATCTAAATTTAGATGCAGATTCGCTTCCTAAATAGAAGAATAGATGCCGTTTCGCCCTTTCCTTAATCCACTTTATCTTGAAATCAGCAGACTGTGGCATCGACCATGTTTCACGTTCAGCATCCGATATGGCATTTGAAAAATCGTTATCATCCAGGCTGGAAGACAGATCCTTCAATTCCTGCCCGAGCAGCGTCGTTAGTTCCGTTTTGGTCATCTTTTGGCCTCAATTTTGCGTACTCTCTTTTTATTTTCTTCAACATAGCGGGTTTCGGGTTTGACCCTTTCCGCCATCGGGTTATGGATGGATAGCTTGTGTTAAGTAGATTTGCTACGGCAGCGATTGTGCCTTTCGCATGGATTAGACCCTCCAGCTCCGGAAGGTGATCGGTAGGTTTCTCTTGGGTTATAAAGCTCGCGTTTTCGGTTTCTGCCGCAACAGGGGTCTCGGTTGCGGCTGTCATCTCATCTCTTACCCTTTGCATTCCAGGGGCTAAATCATCAATAGGGACTTGAAAGTTCTCGTCTACATCGGGCGTTAAATCCGTTATCTCTTCGGCTTTCGACTCAGAGAGCACTCTCACGGTATTTGCTCCCTGAGCCACTTCACCCATAATGTCCCTTGGAATAGGGGATACGGTATCATCAAATACCGTCCCCTTCTTCCAAGTGGTTTCACCCTTCAGGTTTTTTAAGACTTCGACTCTCATGTCGATTTACCCTCCGTTACGTGGGTTCAAAGTCTAATGCAACAACAAAATTCCGCATTTCGGTTGTCGGACTTGCCGTTCGGGTTAAGGTCATGTCATAGGTTATCATGTCACCGGGTGACACATCATTGGCCGAACTCATGGTGGCCTGCGTAACGCCAGTATCACCACTCACTTTGGTTGTTTTGTTTGTTGACGCTTCCCCGCTCACATGAGCAATTATCGGGGCAGTGGTCAGGCAAGTGGTCCCATTGATTTTCACATCAACAGTCAGAGACAAGTCATTGGTATCATCCTTGCCACTTTCCTCAACAGACAGCCAAACATCCTGGATCTTCCCACCATAATTAGCCGCACCCAAGGGGGCGCCTGCAACATTGGTGGTAAGCTCACCAGAGATTAAGGCCATCATGGGCGACGCTTCATTCGCCGCCCACTGCGCCATTGCCGAAGGGCTGGGGTATGGACCTTGCTTCTGTTTCATACCATCACCCCCTTTATGCTACATCGAGTTGGTAAACGGCGTCCTCATGATACAGGACGGGTAATCCCTTATCTTCGACTCGAACGAAGATACCGTCGGGATCTTCCACCGTCCAACGATCCACCTGCTGTCCCCATTTCCTGGAAAGTTCATGGGGGGATTTCATGACCTCGGCAATCGGCTCGCCACCGACGGGATCGGCCCCCAGGCCACACTTGCCTTTCGG